CTCGCTACGTGCGAAATACAGGGCTTTGCTGCGGGGAATTATTAAGCAAAAGGAGGCGGCATGAGTATTCGTGAACTCAGTTTAGACAAAAAGCAGCATGACTGGCTGAACAACTGGCTGGAACTTTGGGGGGCATGGGTTTATTCAGGCCGGCAGGAGAAGCGGCAGAGCAGCATGATCGCTCAATGGATGGCTAGTGTTGAGCCACAACCGGGAATGTCTCGGCCAATGTGTAATGACGATGACGGAATGTTGATTTCTCAGGTCGTAGATTCCGTCATGCGCATCGATAAAAAAGCCTTTGGCATCCTGCTAAGCTACTACGCTCATGGTTCTTCCAAGCGAGCCATTGCATCCTACTACCATCAGTGCGCAAGTCCTCGCAAAATCAATAAGGGACGTAGTGGTGAAGGGTGGCGTAAACCGTCTTATGGCACCTGTAGAAATGAAATTGACGACATATTGAATGCCAGCCTCTGGCTAATCTTCACTCCCCTGCAAAAAGCATTTAACGATCGCAAACGTGTGGGTAAAGTGCAACATTGTGCCAATAACATGTTGACATCCTTTAGCCATTTAGCCACTATGTAAGGGTAAGCTGCCGTAAGTGTTCTTAGTGAACGCGACGGCGGTTTTTTTTGTTGCCTGAGTCGGCCAAATGAGCCGAATAACCAATTTAATCGGCTCACTCCTGTATAAAGTAATCAAAAATGTTGACTTGGTAATCATAAATGTTTACTATGGTTCCATGTTCAACAGACAGGAGGAGTAGTGAAGCAAAGCGAGTTCAGGCGGTGGCTTGAATCTCAGGGAGTTGAAGTTTCAAACGGCACAAACCACTTGAAGCTGAGACTAAACGGGAAGGTGAGTGTAATGCCCAGGCATCCCGGAGCTGAGTTAAAAGAACCACTGCGAAAGGCCATACTCAAGCAGTTAGGCCTGAAATAACAAACCAGCCCTTCGGGGCTGGTACTCGCGGAGATTCACTAAGACGATATGCGATACCCTATAAATCTGGAATCGTGCGAAGGGGGATACTTTGTTTCATTCCCCGATATCCCCGAAGCGCTTACTCAGGGCGACACGCGGGAAGAAGCGTTAGAGATGGGGCTGGATGCGCTGGTTACTTCATTCGATTTTTACTTTGAAGATAACCGGCCTGTTCCGCTTCCCGGTGATATAACCGGCGATTACGTTGATGTGCCCGCCAGCGTGGCGGCAAAGGTGATGATGCTCAATGCGTTCATTGATTCCGGCTTAACTCAGGTTGAGCTGGCTTCGCGCATGGGGGTAAAAAAGCAGGAAGTAACGCGGCTTTTTAATCTGCATCATTCAACGAAAATCGACACTATTCAGAAGGCGCTATCCGCGCTGGGTAAACGGTTGGAACTGACCGTAGAATAAACTACCAACATTATTCAAAGGCTGCCTTCGGGTGGCCTTTTTTCGTTTTGCGCTCCGTGAATCCCCTTATGACTCTCCTGTGTCCATTCTCACGGCAGCGCATTTTATTACAACAGCAAAAGAGCCGGTCTGACCGGGATCGCCGGAGACGGCTATGGCATTTGATATAACCAAAGAGTTCTTCATTGGTGCTGGCGGTTCTCTGGCCGCATCCATTGCTGGAGTCATGGCGTTTGGTCGTTACTGGGTTAGCAGCAGGGCGCAGAACGCTAACGACAAATCTCAGATCAACATGCTGCAGTGGCAGATGGATCAGTTAAAGCTTTCCAAGGAAGAGAACAAGCAGCTGCGTGATGAGATAGAAGAGCGTGACGAGACGATCAGAAAGTATTGGGCTGAGATATCAGAAACCAAAACTACGCTCCAGATAATCCAGTTATCCCAAAAACACCTCGAAGAACAAAACACCCTACTTAAGGAGCAGGTGAAAGAACTGACCACCTCAAACATGGAGATGGTTAAGCAACTCATCGAGCTTCGAGAATCCCTGAGGGTTCAATGATGATCAAGAACTCCCAAGGTGAAACCATCCTGACCTGGCAAATGCTGGTGATTATTTCCTTAACGTCATTCGCAATATTCCTTGGCGGGGTTTCATCCGGTTACTTCTACTTTCGTGCTGAGTACCTGCCAAAGGCAGAGGCTCGCGACAAGGTAGTTGAAGAGATTAAGAAGCAGGTCGATCAGCTTCCCACTCAAAAAGAACTTAAGCAGGCGGTAACGGAGGATTCGAAGTGAGCCAGATTATTGCGATCCTCAATTACGAAGAGGGTTATCGGGAAATTCCTTACGTTGATAGTGAGGGTTACCCGACAGTAGCGGTCGGCATCAAGATTGGCCCCAAAAATGCCAACCTTGCCAACTACACGTTCCGCGTGCCTAAAGCAGTCAGTGACACCTGGACGCAGTGCATGGTTGACCAGAAAGTCCGCGACATGAACACCCGCCAGAATATTGCCATCGCCTTGAAGCAATGCAATCCGGCGCGGGCAGATATTCTCTACTCCATGGCATATCAAATGGGCGTGGATGGGCTGGCGGCATTCAAGAACACGCTGGTGATGATTTCTAACGGCAACTTCTCAGGCGCATCCGCCGGCATGCTCAACAGCAAGTGGGCAGTGCAAACGCCAAAGCGCGCACAACGCCACGCTGAAGTGATGCGCACCGGTAGTTATGACGCCTACAAGGGGCTGATATGAGCCTGTTAATTTTCTTCGTCATCATCCTGATCGCCATCCTCGTCTTATTGCTAATCCGTAAATATTCATCCATCGAGTTTGTAGCGCATGCACGGCTGCTGTTTAAAGCCTGGTCCGTGTGGTTGGCTTCGATCGGTTCAGCTCTAAGCGCGTGGGTTCAGTCCTTCCCTGATGCCGCTATGAATGGCTGGAACATGTTGCCACCTGACATTAAGTCGTTTCTGCCTCAGAACTACCTCGGCCTTATCGGCGCGTTCATGGTGGCAATGGCCGTCATGTCCCAGTTCATCCGCCAGCACAAACTGGTAGAGCAGAAGCAGGAAATGGAGCGCAGACCATGAACGAATTCATCTCGCTGTTTACGGGTAGCTGGGGCTGGTTAGCCGGCATCGGGTTAGTTGCTGCAGGGTTCATTGGTAGCTACTTCGGCGGCAAGAAGATTGGCACCGTGAAAACTCAGGCGGCTGCTGACGTTACAGCGGCGAAAGTTGAATCAGCCCAGGTATCTGCCGTCGCTGAAAAGCAGAAAGAAAACACACAGGTGGTGAAGGATGTTCAGCAAAGCAATTCTGCTCTCGGTGATGACGCTGCTCGTCTCAAGCTGCAGCAGTCACGATTCAACCGGTCAGAGTAACCCGACCACTGTAGCTGACTCGAGCTGCACGCTGTTCAGCCCCATCTATACCTACGGCAAAGATTCAGAGCTGATGGACATTCGTACCGTCAGGCAAATCAACACGCATAACGACACCTACGTGAAAGTTTGCGGAGAGCCCAAATGAACATCCTTAAACGAGCCTGGCTATGGCTCACCACAAAACACCAGAAGGAAACGCCTGTGACCGACATTACCGCATCAGACACCGTACCAGAAGCAGTCAACACCGCGCAGGCCGTGACAGTTGACCCAACCCCGGTAGCAGTGGTTAAGACTGGCGTGAAGGACTTCGAAGCGGCATTCGCATTCGTTGAAGCTGGTGTTGCTCAACTGGGTGACGCGGCCAAAGACGAACTGAAAGCGCTGGCACAAAAGTATCTGTAGGCCATTACAAGAGCCATTAACTTTTCCAAATGGCTCTGATAATGCCTTACCCGAAACGAGGAATCGAACATGAGCACTAAATGCATGTCAGTTGGCGGTTACCCTGTCGATGTCGCAACACCAGAAGATGTGGAGGGTGGCGATTACACGCTGCCAGCCGCAACCACAGCTGAAATCGGCGGAGTGAAGAAAATGACCAATCAGGCCAACACGGCAGCTGCTGATGTGGCTGGTCTGGTGACTGATTTCAACGCGCTACTGGCAAAGCTTAAAGCGGCAGGAATGATGTAATGGCAAAGCTCACCGACAAACAAGAGCTGTTTGCCCGTGAGTACCTGAAAGACCTCAATGCCACACAGGCAGCTATCAGGGCGGGATACAGCGAGAAGACCGCCAACGAGCAGGCATCACGCCTGTTAGCGAATGTTAACGTGCAAAACTTCGTTGCTGAGCTTAAGGCTGAGCGCGTAGAGAAGACCGGTATCGACGCTGCCTACGTACTCCGCCGCCTGGTTGAGATAGACCAAATGGATGTGCTGGATATCCTCCTGCCCAATGGTGAGTTGAAGAAGATCAAAGACTGGCCCAAGACCTGGCGCACAACCCTGTCAGGAATGGATGTAACCGAGATGCCTGGAGATGTTCCGGGATTCCTCAAGAAAATTAAGTGGCCAGACAAGGTTAAGAACCTCGAGTTGCTTGGCAAGCATGTTGATGTCCAGGCGTTCAAAGAGAATGTGAAGACTGAGCAGTCAGGAACGGTGCAGGTGGTGAGCTACACCCCGGCAGATTACGCAGCAGCACAATTGCAGCTGGAGGAGAAACTAGACGGGTTGGACTGATATGAGCAAAGTCATCGAATGGGAGGATTTAACCTTCCCTGAGCGTGTCGTGCTTAAAACAAAGTCCACCAGGTCGTTTCTCAACTTCACGCGCCTCTGGTTTGAACTGGTGCAAGGCGATCGCCTGCTGGTTAACTGGCATCACAGATTAATGGCATCGAAGATTGATGACCTGATCGCCGGGCGCCTTAATCCGCGCAACCTGATTATTAATATCCCACCGGGCGGCACAAAAACAGAGTTCTTCTCAATCCACTTTCCTGCCTACGTGAATGCGCTGGTGCAGGAGGGAAGATTAAAGCGATTCCGTAACCTGAACATTTCCTTTGCTGACACGCTGGTGAAGCGTAACTCACGCCGCACCCGTGACATTATCGCCAGCAAAGAGTACCAAGAACTCTGGCCCTGCGGCTTTGGTGTTAACCAGGCTGAAGAGTGGGAGATCATCGACACCAAAGCCCGATCAACCGGTCAGACAATATCTCGCTCAAGCAACGGGCAGATTACCGGTGGTCGTGGTGGGTATTACGGCGACCTGTTCTCTGGCGTGGTGATGCTCGACGACTATAACAAGCCGGTCGATATGCTTAGCGAGTCGCGCAGAAACAGTGCCAACACGCTTCTGGTTAACACCATACGTTCACGTCGTGGTGACAAGTCGAAAGAGCATCCAACCCCATTTGTGAGCATTCAGCAGCGCCTGCATACCGATGACGCAACCGGCTTCATGCTTTCAGGCGGAATGGGTGTCAGATTCCACCACGTAGCAATCCCGGCGATGATTGATGAAAAATACATTCAGTCGCTTGCTGAGCCGTGGCGATCACTGTGCTGGGAGACGGTTAAAGACACCGACTCTGTTGAGGTGTCAGGCACCAGATACTGGTCGTACTGGCCTCAGATGGAGGATGTGAACGATCTGCTCCAGCTGTGGGAGAAAGACCGCTACACCTTCCTGTCTCAGTATCAGCAGAACCCGATGGCGCTTACCGGCGGAATCATTGATACCGACTGGTTCCAGACCTATACCACGCTGCCAAAACTTCAGTATCGCGCCGTATACGTCGATACGAACAGCGGCAAGGTAGAAGACTGGCTCGATTACACCGTGTTCACGCTGGTTGGCATGGGTGTGGATGGCAATCTATACATCATCGATGTGGTGCGCGGTCGCTGGGACCCGGAAGACCTGCTGAAGAAGGCAGAAGAGCTATGGGTTAAATGGAGTGCCGCAGGTTCATTACGAACCATGCCAATGCGCTATGCGGCCATTGAAGAGAAGCAGGCCGGTCAGGGGTTGATCACAACCCTGAAAAAGCGCAGTGCAACCCCCGGACAGTTGAGCATTCCCGTTAAAGAAATTCCCCGCGGTGCCGGTCAGAACAGGCTGGTCCGGTGCCTGAACGTTATCCCTCAGATTAAAACCGGCAAGGTCTATGTCCCTGCCACGCACAACCATGATGGTGCGGCGATCATGCATGTCTATTACGAAGACGGCACAGCGGCCGGTACAAGCTCATGGGTGCTCACAGCTATGACAGAGTGCGCAGCGTTCTCTGCGGATGACAGCCATGACAACGACGACATTATCGATACGTGGATGGATGCATTTGTCGACAACCTGATCTCAGG